GGACTTAATGAAGAGAAAACCTCTGAATTAATCTATAATGGTTTCGGAGGAGCTTATACTAGAGATAATCCTACTTGTGGAATAAAAGTTTGTAGTAATAAAATTATAAACAATTTAAAAGCAAAAAATATTTATCCTAGAAAGTCTGGAAAAGAAATTCCTTTTATTTGTAAAAATAAGCAATTAGAATTAGCCTATATTCGTGGTTTAATAGATGGAGATGGATATTTAAGAGAAACTCAATATGGATTTGGGTTGGTTGGAAGTAAAGAAATATGTGAATATGTTTATAATTTTATAAATAATAATATTTCAGATATTTCTAATAACCATATTAGAGAACATGGTATTATTTGGAAAATGGAAATAAGTGGAAAATATCAAAGTTCAAAAATATTAAAAGCAATATATAACAACTCAACAATTTATTTAGATAGAAAATATAATCTATTTAATGAAAAATATAATTTTTAGTTGCCGTGATTAAATCCCAGAATTAAGCGGGAAGGCTAAGTCAGAAATGATACGCTAATCCGAACCGAAGGCTAGAATTAAAAATCTAGTCAGGGGCAACGCATAGAAAGTGAACCTCTTTAGAGAATATAATCTTTCCATGAGGCTGGGACATCTAATTTAATTTTAGATGAAAAGATATGCTAAACTGGAATGGAAGACCATTCGATGAAAATGAGTGAAAACTCCAGAGCATAGGATAAAAAACCTATGGTTAATAATTATTGGACTCTAGTGCAGAAGGAGTAATCATGAGGGCAGGCCAACCTTTTGCTATGCGATATCCACTTATTGAAGTGGAAGGTAATGGTGGTAACCTTATGGAAACAGGTAATTGGGCTGCTCCGCGTTATTCCTCAGCCAGATTAAGTAATTTTTCAGTTAAGTTATTTGAAGACATAGATAAAGATACAATAGAAGAATGGCGTGATAATTATGATGATACTGAAAAGTATCCCATGGTATTACCTTCTAAGGGTTTTTATAACATTGTAAATGGAACTCAAGGAATTGGTATCGGCGCTTCTAGCAGCGCCCCCCAATTTAATATCTCTGATGTAAACAAAGCTCTTGAAGTGTTATTACTTAACCCTAATGCTTCTTTTGAAGAAATTTATTGCCAACCTGATTTTGCCACTGGTGCTTATTTAATTAATGAAGATGAAGTTAAAGAGGCATTAAAGTATGGCTCTAAAGGAAATGCAAAAGATAATAATGCGGAAGGCGCCTCGTGTAAGCTTAGAGCAAAGATTGATTACAATAGCAAAGAGAATTGTTTAGTAGTAACAGAAATTCCTTATGGGGTTTATACTAATACAATTTGTGGTCAATTAGAATCTATTCTCGATGATGATGAAATTAATCCTGGAATTGATAGATTTAATGATTTAACTGGTGAAAATGTATTAATAAAAATTTATCTTAAAAAAGGAATTAATCCAGATAGAGTAATTAAATTCTTATATAAAAATACTTCTCTTCAATATCATTTTAGTATTAATATGACAATGCTTGACCAAGGAAGATTCCCCAAGGTATTTACTTGGAAAGAAGCCTTGCAATCTCACATTGATCATGAAAAAGAAGTATATATTAATGGATTTAAATTTGATTTAAATAAAATTGAATATAGAATTCATATTATCAATGGTCTTTTGATATGTTTAGCTTCAATAGAAGAAGTTATTCATGAAATTAAAACTTCTAATTCTACTGCGGAAGCTAGCAATAGGTTACGATCTAAATTTCTTTTGGATGAAGCACAAACTAAAGCTGTTCTTGATATGAAACTATCTCGTTTAGCGCATTTGGAAGTTAAAAAGCTTGAAGATGAAAAAACTGAATTAGATAATAAAGCAACAGAAATTAAAGCTATTTTGAACGATGAAAATCTTCTTAACCAAGAGTTGATTAAGGGATGGAGAGAGGTAGCTAAAAAATACGGAGATTCACATAGAACTAAAATTATTACAGTTTCTGAAGAGTCTACAGAAGACAAAGAAATTGAAGAAATTGTATCTGAAGATGTAGTTGTTATTCTTTCCCAGTCTGGCGATATTAAGCGGGTTCCCGCATCTAACTTTAAAATCCAAAAGAGAAATGGTAAGGGTGTAAAAACAGAAGAAGATGCAATTTTAGATAGCATTTCAACTAATACTATTGATACTTTAATGTTTTTTACTAATACAGGTAAAATGTATAAAATGCTTGTAGATGATGTTCCAGTTGGAACTAATTCATCAAAAGGTGTTAAATTAAGTACTATTATAGAACTTGATAATGATGAATATGTAGTTGCAATGACTTCACTTCATAGAAAGCATAAGCCGCAATTTGTTGTTTTCTTTACTAAGAAGGGTTTAATTAAAAAGTCTAATTTAGAAGAATATACTAAGATTAAACGCGGAAAAGGCACTGCCGCAATTAAATTTAAAGATGATGATTCTTTAGCAAATGTTATTTTTATGGATAATGAAGAAGTTTTAGTAATTACTAAGCAAGGAATGTCTATTCATTTTGGAACTGAAGATATTGCGGCTATTGGTAGAGTGACTTCAGGAGTTCAAGCAATCAAATTAGCAGAAAATGATGAAGTAGTTATTGGATTACCAATTCATAAATCTACAGATAATATTGCTATTTTTACTACTAAGGGAATGGGAAAGCAATGTTCATTAGATGAATTGCCTTATCAGAATAGAGGCGGAAAAGGAATTACTATTTATAAACCCTCTACAGTAACTGGTACTATTGTGGGAGCTGCTATGATAGATAAGGATGATAATATTTTATTAGTTGGAAAGCCTAGTTCTATATGTATTTCAACTAAGGATATTCCTCTTTTGTTAAGAACTGGTCAAGGAAATATTATGTTAAAAGGTACTGTTAATTCAGTAGTAAAATTATAAGGGAGATTAAATTCTCCCTTATTTGTTTTTTGTAAAAATTTATGTTATAATATTTATATAAAAAGAATTGATTTGGAGTTAAATAATATGGAAAAAGAAGCCCCAAGAACTTTAACAGATTTTGTAGATCAAGAAATGCAAAATTTTATTGATCAGTTAAATAGGTGTACAAAAGCTTATGATGAGGGTCATCCTCTTATTTCAGATCAAGCTTATGATGATTTATATTTTAAGCTTCAAGATTTAGAAAAGTCATGGGGATATGCTTTGCCTAATTCCCCCACTCAAAAGATTAGTTATGAAGTGGTAAACAAGCTTGAAAAGGTTAAGCACAATCATTTAATGTTATCTCTTGATAAAACTAAAGATTGGAATGCTTTTGTTAATTATTTTTCTAACATAGATGATTCAAAAGATGTAGTTGGAATGCTTAAACTTGATGGTTTGACTTGTTCTTTAAAATATAATAATGGCTATTTAGTAAGCGCGGAAACCAGGGGTAACGGGGAAATAGGTGAAGATATTACTCATAACGCTAAAGTAATTAAATCTATTCCTAAAAAAATCAATTATAAAGATGAATTAATTATTGATGGAGAGATTATTTGTACTTATGATGATTTTAAACAATGGAAAGATGAATATAAAAATCCGCGCAATTTTGCTTCAGGAAGTATTCGCTTATTAGATTCGAAAGAGTGTGCAAGCCGCAATCTTACTTTTGTAGCTTGGAATGTAGTTAAGGGATTTTATGAATCTAATAGTTTTATAGATAATTTAAATAAACTTTCAGATTTAGGTTTCTTAGTAGTACCCTGGACTTCTAGTTTAGAGCTTGGAGCAGATTCTTTTCTTAAAGAGCGAGCGGAAATTTTAGGATATCCAATAGATGGGTTGGTTGGCAGATTTGATGATATTGCCTTTGGTAGTTCTCTTGGTTCTACGGCGCATCATGCGAATTCCGCATTTGCATTTAAATTTTATGATGAAACTTACAAAACTGAATTATTAGATATTACTTATGATGTATCCAGAAATGGCTTAATGGTTCCTGTAGCTGTCTTTAAACCCATTGAGATCGAAGGCTCGGAGTGCTCTAAAGCAAGTTTGTATAATTTAAGCGTTATGAACGAATTATCTGGAGGCTTTGAACGTAGAGGCGATATTCTTACAATTTTTAAAGCAAATTCTGTAATTCCTCAAGTATCTAAATGGGAACATAAAGATACTTTGACTTTTTCTCAAGAAAATCATATTTATTTACCAACTCAGTGTCCTATATGCGGAAGCCCCTTGGTTATTAAGACTAGTGACAGCGGAGTTAAGAATCTATATTGCAACAATCCGCAATGTGAAGGAAAGTTAGCTCAGCAGATTGATCACTATTGTGATAGAAAAAAGGGATTAGATATAAGAAATTTAAGTCGAATGACAATAGAAAAGTTAATTGATTTAGGATGGGTAAACAATATTCTTGATCTTTATTCTTTAAAGGAATATAGGTCTGAATGGATTAAGATGCAAGGATTTGGTGTTAAATCTGTTGATAATATTTTAGATGCTATTGAAAATAGTAAGAATTGTAAATTAGAAAATTTTATCTCTGCTCTTGGTATTCCGTTAGTAGGAGTTCAAGTTGCAAAAGATATTGTAAAATACTATCCTACTTGGGAAGAATTTAGAAATGCGGTTGGCGGTTCATGGAGTAAGTTACCTGGGTTTGGAATTGAAATGGAAAGAGCTTTAAATAATTTTGACTACACGGAAGCGGATAAAATTGCGGAAATGCTTAGCTTTGAAGCTCCTCAGTTCCAAAATTCAGATAATATACATCCCGCATTAAATTTCTGTATTACTGGTAAATTAGGTCAAGTTTGGAATACCAGAGATGATTTAATTACTTATGTTGAATCTAAAGGTAGCAAAGTAACCTCGACAGTTACTTCTAAAACGAATTATTTAGTATGTAACCAAGATAGTAATTCAACTAAGCACCAGAAAGCTAAACAACTAGGTATCCCGATTATTAATGAGATTGACTTGTATAAGCTACTTGCTTGAAATTTCAAAAAATTTTTGATATAATATATACATAAAAGATAAAGAAAATCTTTTATGAACTGAAAAAACACAAAGATTGACAATTAAAAAATTTTGTGTTATAATATATATATGATTATTATTTAAAAGATGACCTGTATCATCTATTTAAAAATATAAAAATAAAATTTATTTAATTTAAAGGAGAAAAATTAAAATGTTGAAGCCTAATAGTTTATTGGTTTATAATTTCGTAAAGGCGGCTACTGAAGCTAGAACTAGTATTACTGCCGCGGATATTGCAGAGGGTACTGGTCTTGAGGTTCGTTCCGTAAATGGCTGTGTAACGAGCGCATTCCAGAAGAAGGGTTTGATGGAGCGTATTCCGGCTGAAGTTGAGATTATTGATACAGAAGGCAATGTATCTCATAAGACCGTGAAGCTTATTCGTCTTACTGAAGCAGGTCTTGCATTTGATCCCACGGCGGAGGAAGAGTAATAGCTATCTAAGAGGGGCTATAAGCCCCTCTCTTTTACTATTATGATATTTGAAATAATATTTTTTATAATTGCATTTATTATTCTTATAATTGGGATAAAGCTGTTAATAGATGCAAATAAAATACAAGTTTCCAAAAATGCAGAACAGGCTGCAATAGAAGAAGAATATAATAGTATCTGCAAGCAAAAAACTAAATTAGAAGAAGATATAAATAAAAGAAAAAAAGAGTTTGAAGAATCTTATGAGAATGAAAAAAAGAAAATTTCTGAGCAAATAGAACTTTATAAATTAAATACTTCTTATGCAAGTGAACAATATCTTTCTGAACTGGAACTATCATATGATAAGGCGGAAACCGCTTATAATAATAAAATGGAAGAACTCACTAAAGAGTTTATCCAAACTAATGATAAATTGCAGCAGCTAAAAGATACATTAGCCGCAAGTATTGAAGCAAGAATCCGCGAAAAACAGATTCAAGATAATCTTTCTTTCTATTGTTTGCAAATTTCTGATATAGATAAAATGGATATTCAACGTTTAGAGCAAGTTAAAAAAACTTTAAACAAACCAAGAGTATTAAGTATGCTAATATGGCAAACTTATTTTCAGAAACCATTAAAAACTTTATCTGCTAATGTGCTTGGTTCTAAAACCGTAACTGGCATATATAAAATAACTAATGTAGAGACTGGGGAGTGTTACATTGGTCAGGCTCAAAATATGGCAGAGCGATTCGCTGAACACGCAAAATGCGGGCTGGGGATTGACACACCCGCAGGTAATAAATTATACCAAGCAATGCAAGATTATGGTTTATGTTCATTTTCTTGGGAATTATTAGAAGAATGTCCAAGAGAACAATTAAATGAAAAAGAAAAATATTATATTGGCCTATATGATTCTTATAGCCACGGATATAATTCTAACTCAGGGATAGGTAAAAAATAAATGGGGCAAATTGTTATTCAAGAAGAAACTACAAAAAATCCGCTTCAACTTATGGGGAAAGAAGCGGGCATTTGTTATGGTACTAATATAGAAGATAAAGAAAAAAATTATAAGCGTGGCTTGGATTGCTTAAAAAGTGGTCATGGTCGTGTGAGCGAATATCCGCAGATTTATATGATTATAGATGGATATTCTGCAAGAGTAATTCGTGAACTTTATACACATATAGGCGGTGCCCCCACAAGGCTTCAAGCGAGTACCCGCTACATCAATTATAAGGATTATGAATACATTATTCCTTCTTCTATTGAAAAAAATGAAAATGCTAAAAAAATTTATTTAGAAGCTATTGAATCTAACAAATCATCACTTTCCGCATTAAAAGACCTGGGAATTCCAAAAGAAGATATTGCAAATCTTTTACCTCTTGGAATGACAACTAAAATTGTCCTTAGAACCAATTTGCGTAATCTAATAGATATGTCTCATCAAAGACTGTGTACAAGAGCTTATTGGGAATATAGACAATTAATGCAAGATATTATGAATGCATTAAAAGATTATTCAGAAGAATGGAAAATTGTAGTAGAACAAGAGTTCAAACCTAAATGTGAAGTATTTGGCTATTGTAGCGAAACAAAATCTTGTGGAAGAAAACCTAAGCCTTTATGCAATGATTAAGGCTATTACTTGACATAATTAAAAAATTATGATATAATATTAGTATAATAATTAAGGAGATAAAATAATATGAAGAAATCAATGATTAATACAGAACGTATTGAAGGTAGAATTTATCAGCATAATTTGAAATTGAAGACTGTGCAGAATCAGAATTCTGCAAACTTTGGGAAAGAATTTATTTCTGGTACAGTAGATGTAGCTACAGATGACGATGCCTTGAATGTAATTCAGGTTCACTTTACTTATGTTACTGGAGTCACTAAGGGCGGCAGTGTTAACCCCACTTTTAAGGCTTTAAAGAAGATTATTGATGGTAAGACTTGGCTTGCTGATGGTAAGGATGAAGCAGTTAAGGTTAAAATTGATGCCAATATTGCTTTGAATGATTTCTATAATCAGGAAGGTAATTTAGTTTCTACAAAGATGAATGAAGGCGGTTTTGTTACAATTGTTTCTGAATTAGCTCCCAAGGAAGAGCGAAATACTTTTACTGTAGATATGCTCATTACAAAAGTAACGAGTGTAGAGCCTGATGAAGAGAAGAATATTACTGAACCTTATGTAATTATTCGTGGAGCTGTATTTAATTTTAGAAATGCAATTTTACCTCTTGAATTTACAGTTCGTAAGGCTGATGGAATTGAATATTTTGAAGGTCTTGGAGTAACTGGTTCAGAGCCTGTTTTTACTAAGGTTTGGGGAAATATTAATTCTACTACTACCACTATTACGCGGGCAGCAGATGAAGCAGCCTTTGGTGAAGCTATGGTTAAGACTTATCAGCGTAAGACTAAGGAATGGGAAGTTACTGGTTCTATGAAGATTCCTTATGAATATGGCGAAGAAGAAGTTTTAACAGCTAGTGATATTACAAAGGCTATGCAGGATCGTGAAGTTTATTTGGCTGGAGTTAAGAAGCGTGCAGATGATTATCGTGCATCTAGTCAGCCAACTGTAAGTGCATTTGGAACTGTAACTAATAATAGCGGATTTAATTTTTAATAAAAGGGGAAGCTTAGTCTTCCCCTTATTAAACCACAAGGAGAATATAAAATTATGAGTATAGATATTTTAAATCCCCCACGTTCTGTAATAGCTAATGGGCTTGAAGGTAAAGTTATTTTAATATATGGCGGCAATAACTTAGGAAAATCTTATCAAGCCACAAGGTTTGAGAAACCTTTTGTAGTAGCTTGTGAGATGGGTTTGGGTGGTATTGATGGTATTCCTTATGCCCCAGTAACTCGATGGTCTGATTTTAAAAATATTATTAAACAGTTTACTGATAGCAGAACAATTAATAAGGTTAAAGAATTATATTCTACTATTATTATTGATGAAGTATATGCTTCTTCCATTTATTGCCAAGATTATGTATGTGCCACTTATGGTGATGGAGCATTAACTATGGCTGATGGAGATAGCAAACATAATTTATATCAGCTTTATGAGAAAGAATATTTCCGTCAAGTTAATTTATTGGTAAGTGCTGGATATACAGTAGTTTTTATTGCCCATGAGCAAGTTAATAGTCAAACAGGTTTTATTTCTCCTAAGGGCGATAAAAGATGTATGAATCCCATTATTGATAAGTGTGATTATGTTGTATATTTAAAGAGTAATGGTGTAGATGCTGACGGTAGAGTAATTAAATCTTCAGCTTATTTAGCCCAAACAAAGGATTTCTTTGCTAGAGCAAGAATTGAATATACTCCTACTTACTTAAAGGAATTTACTGCTGAAAGCCTTACAGAAGCTATTCAGATTGGAATTGATAAAAAAAGAGAAATTGATAATGCGACGGTCACTTCTTTTGCTACACAAAAAGAATTAAATACTGTAAGAGATCTTGATTTTGATAGCCTAAGGAAGGAATTTAATTCTTTAGTAAATTCAATTCCTGGAGCTAATGGAGGAACTGATTTAGAACAAGAGAACTTTAGTAAGGTTTGGGCGCCAAAGATTGTTCAACTTACTGATAAATATTTGGGCAAGGGTAAACGAGTTGGAGAGTGTAATTCAAATCAGGTCGAAGCTATTAGTTTAATTGTTGATGATTTAAAAGAAATGATTCAAAACAATTAATGATATAAAGGCGTGTCTGCTATAGATACGCCTTATTTGATTTTTAATAAAAAATATGCTATAATATATATATAAAATATTAAAGAATATAGAGGTATTGTAATGGCTACAGTAACTCACTTTGTGATTTGCCCTTATTGTAAACAAAGATTTAATCGTGATAAAGAGCCTACAGTCCAGGTTTCCGCAAAAAGATATGCGCACAAAGAATGTGCAGAAAAATATGAGGCTAGTAAATCTCAAGAGGAAAGAGACTTGGAAACTCTTAAAGAATATATCAATAAACTATTTAACAATAATTATGATCACGCAAAAGTCCAAAGGCAATTAAAAGAATATAAAGAAAAGTATAATTATAGTTATAGTGGTATTTTAAAAACCTTAGTTTATTGGTATGAAATTAAAGAAAACTCTTTAGAGAAAGCTAACAGCGGAATTGGCATTGTCCCATATATTTACGAACAATCTATGCAATATTATTATAATTTATATCTTACTCAGATGGTCAATGAAAATAAAAATCTTCAAGACTATCAAACTAAGATAAAGCAAGTCGAAATTCCACCCCCAAAGTCATTTAAGCCTAATTTTAAGTTCTTTCATTTTTTAGATGAAGAGGAGGATGAATAATGGCTAAATATATTGATACGGCGGCAGTTGTAAATGTCATAGGTTCAATTTTCATAAACCCCTTACTTTTGGAAAATGAAAAATATAATTTTTGTGAAGATGATTTTGATAATGATTTTCATAAAATTCTTTTTGGTTCAATGTATAATCTTCATAGCCTTGGAGCAAAAGAAATTACAATTAATGCAATAGAAGATTATTTGGAACAAAGACCAAAAAAATTAGCTATTTATAAGGCTAATAAGGGTGCAGAATATTTAACTAAAATTAGTGAAAATGTTCAATTAGCAACTTTTGATTATTATTATGGTCGTATGAAAAAAATGACTTTGCTAAGAATGTATCAAAATATAGGTTTTGATCTTTCTTGGTTATATGATAATGATAATATCTTAGATGTTAAAAAGAAACAAACTCAAGAAGAATGGTTAGATAATACATCTCTTGAACAAATTGCGGATGCTATAGACGATAAAATTTCATCTGTTAAAATGAAGTATGTTGATGACTATACGGATCAAGCTTCTCAAGCGGGTGAAGGAGTTTTAGAATTACTTGAAACATTTAAAAAAGTACCTGAATATGGGTATCCAATGTTCGGCCCTCTAATTAACACAGTAACAAGAGGTGCAAGATTAAAGAAATTCTACTTGCGGTCAGCGGCTTCAGGTGTCGGCAAGACCAGGTCTATGATCGCAGATGCGTGTAATTTTGCTTGCGATGAATTATATGATTATCAAGAGCATAAATGGGTTGAAAATGGAACTAAAGAACCCACTTTATTTATTACGACAGAGCAGGAAATTAGTGAAATTCAAACAATGATGATTGCTTTTGTTTCTGACGTTGATGAAGAACATATTTTAACTGGTGAATATTGTGATGGAGAATGGGATAGAGTTGTAAAAGCTTCTAACATTTTAAGAAAATCTCCTATTTACATTCAAGAATTACATGATTTTTCTTTACAAGATATTGAAAATACATTAAAAAGAGGAATTCATGAATATGGAGTTAGGTATTTGTGCTTAGATTACATACATACAAGTATGAAGATTCTTTCAGAGATTTCCTCAAGATCGCGTGTAGCGGGTCTCCGCGAAGATAACATTCTATTTTTAATTAGTGTAAAATTAAAAGATTTGGCTAATGAATATGGAGTGTTTATTTTATCTAGTACACAATTAAATGGTAACTGGAAAGAAGAAAAAATCCCTGATCAGAATTTGCTCAGAGGAGCGAAAGCCATTGCAGATTGATTAAAGTTTTAAATTAATTTAAAACTTTAGAAACAGTCGTCCTTAGTAGAAATACTAAGTGATTATTATCCCGAGAATTGCTGGGAAGCCCTAAAGCTTTTTAAACTACAACGTAAGTATGAAATAAAACTAAACGTGAATGTTAAAAATTAAAAAGATGATAATGGGTAATCAGCAGCCGAGTCTCGAATAGAGAAAGGTTCAACGACTATCCGGTTGCGCGGAGTACATTCATAAGAATGGAAGTACGGGATGCCTAATGTGAGAACTATGGCAAAGATATAGTCTACTCCTTTATGAAAATAAAGGTATTAAGGAAAATAGATTATGGTAGCATCATGCTGAAGGCCACAAGCGAAGATTTAGAGAAGCTTAAACCAATTTTGAATAAAAACGCCTTTGCTGTTCCTGATATGAAAATTTCAGTATATAAAAATAGACGAGGCAAATATACCAGTATTTATCTTTGGTGCAAAAGTAATAAAGGAACTTGTAAAATCATTCCAATGTTTGCTACTGATTATAATTATGAGTTCGTTGAAATGGAAGATACTAAAATTAAAGTTAGTCCTAAAATTCAAAGCTCAGCTTTTTAAAGGTTTACTATGAAAATCAATAAAGATGAATTAAAAGAATCATTAACAATAGAGCAAGTTTGGAATTTTGTTGCGGATTTGGGCGGAAACCCTAAACCAATAAAAGATAATTGTTTTATATCTCAAACAATTTGTCATAATAAAATTGGAGAAGGCTCTTATAAGTTATATTATTATGATAATACTAAACTTTTTAAGTGTTTTACTTCTTGCCTGTCAACGTTTGATCTATTTGATTTAGTAAAGAAACAAAAAACAATTAGCGATAATATTGAATGGTCTTTGCCAATGGCCATTGCTTATGTAGCTTCTTATTTTGGTTACACAGAAAGAGATTTTGATTTTCAAAGAGAGGAAATTTCACTTGAAGATTGGAATTATATTAATAGTTATGATAAAAATAATCATATTAAATTACAAGATCAAATAGTAGAACTAAAAGTTTATAATGAGAATATTTTAAATAATCTTCCTCATCCAAGAATTCTTGAATGGGAACAAGAGGGTATTAATCCAGAAATAATAAAACATAGGGGGATTGCTTATGATCCAGTTAATGAAGGTATAGTAATTCCCCATTATGATATAGATGGACAATTAATCGGTATAAGGGAAAGAACCCTAATTAAAGAAAATGAACAATGGGGTAAATATCTCCCAGCAAAGCTCAATGGCACTTTATACCGACATCCGCTCTCTTTTAATTTATATAATTTAAACAATAGTAAAGATAATATTAAAGTAATAAGAAAAGCTATTATATTTGAATCAGAAAAATCAACAATGCTCTATGCCAGTTATTTTGGAGAAGGCAATGATATTACCGTAGCCTGTTGCGGTCAAACTATTATAAATCATCAATTAAAGCTACTTTCTGATTGCGGAGCAGAGGAAATAGTTATAGCTTTTGATAAAGAAGGCGAAAAAGACGATAAGGCGCAGTATGTGCAAAAATTCTATAACTACCAAAAAAAATATGGAGCTTCTTATAATTTAAGTTTTATTTATGATAAAGATGGTAAATATTTAGATTATAAAATGAGTCCAATAGATAATGGTAAACAGATATTTTTAAAATTGTTTAAAGAAAGGATATTTTTATGATAGTTAATATTTATAAAAGATATGATCTTACTGAATTAGAAGATAAAATAATTAGATGCAAAACTAGACCTTCTTATATAGTTATGAATGAGCGAACCTTAGCTAATATGAGAGATGAATCTACAGATACGTTAGGATATATAATTAATTGTAACCATGCTTTTACTTATAAAGGAATTAAAATAGCTATTTGTAATTTTCTTAATGATGATGAAATAGATGTTGTTGAATAAAAGGAGATAATATTATGGTTGATATTGATAAGCATATTTTTCAATTTACTACTACATCAGAATGGCAGCCTGGGGAAGGCGGATGTTGGACAGAATGTCCTTTTGCCGCAAGTATTCCATTAGGATGCAGATGTAGATTTAGAATTAGTGAAGAATTAACCTGTCCCTTTTTAGATTTTAAATATAAATATGAAAGAAAATGATTAAAAATGAAATATAAACTAATAAAACCAGTTAATAAAAATTATTCTACTTTAGAGCAAATACTTACTAATAGAGGGATTAAGTATGAAGATATATATCATTATATGCATACAACAGATAATGATATAAATTCTCCGCTTCTATTGGGAGAAGATAAATTAGAAAAAGCGGCAACCGCCCTCTCGGAGATTATAGCCAATGATTTAAAAGCGGTAGTAATTGTGGATTAACCTAAAAAATTGAGTCCACATTAAATCCTTTAAACTGCGGGGAACTCCTTAGAGCCTTAATAACTAAATTTATATAGGAATATATAGGTGGCGAAGAGTAACGGCTTCGGTATAGTAAAATCATTAAGGATTGGACAATCAAACGCAGCGAAACCTCCAGATCGGAGGGACGTTCAACGACCATAATAAGGACACAAAAATTTTTGTGATGGTATGGTCTATTCCCTGTAATGGACTTTCTAAGATTTTTATAATATAGTAGAAATAGAAAAATTTTAGGAGGTTATTATATGGTACAAAAAACTTTAGAACAACTTATTTCTAAAGAAGAAGTTGAAAATATAATAGAAATGTATCAAAATAATGTTTCTCTACGAGAAATAGAACAAAGAACTCATCATGGTAGAAATGCTGTGGCAAAGATGCTAGAAAGACTAGGAATAAAAACAACTACTGGAAATCATTATAGAAAATATTTTTTTGATTTTGATTTTTTTGAAAAGATTAATACCAAAAAGAAAGCCTATTGGTTGGGATTTTTATATGCAGATGGTTGTGTTTTGTCCCAAGATCCTAGAAGATATGGTGAGCAAGAATTTAAACTGGTTTTAGCTGAGCAAGATAGAGAAACGTTAGAGCATTATAAAGAAGACTTAAACTCTACATATCCTATTAGAGAAGATCATTCTAAAAACATAAAATCAGAAGGTAAAACTCAAGTCCAACTAATTTGCTCTTACAGAAGTCAAAAAACAGTTGAAGATTTAAAAAAATTAGGCTGTGTAGAAAATAAATCTTTGATTTTAAAATTTCCAAATGAACAACAAGTGCCTAAAGAATTTATTTATGATTTTATCAGAGGATATTTTGATGGAGATGGAAGTATTTCTAAATATAAAGACGTATATCAGATAAGTTTTGTAGGAACTCAAGATTTTATATCTAAATTAGCAACTTATTTTGAAGGAGGTTCAGTTTTTCCAGATAAAAGAAAAACTAATTCTTGGTATTTCAATTTGGGAGGTAATTTACAAGTTTTAAAATCTTATCATTTAATGTATGATAATGCAGATAGATACATGAAAAGAAAATATTTAAAATTTCAGCCATTGTTACAAAAATATAACGAAAGTTAGGGTATTAAAAGTCAGACTGCGATGGTTTTACTGCTTCTGCGCTTCTTATCAACTATTTACATGATGCTTTCCCAGATTGGGTTGAAAATAATCTAGAGTGGATTATTCATGAGGGAAAACAGCATGGATTAAGCGATTGTTGCGAAACTATTATTGATAGTGGTTATAATTTAGTTTTAATTCCCGATGCTGGATCTAATGATGTAGAATATCATGAACAACTTTATAATGTTGGTATTATTACTATTTGTTTAGATCATCACATTGTCGATAATGAATCTAATTATGCTATTGTAATTAATAATCAAAACAGTGATTATCCTAACAAAGAATTCTCAGGTGTTGGGGTTACATGGCAGTTTTGTAAGTATTTGGATAAAAAACTTGATACAAATTATGCTGATTATTATTTAGATTTGGTTGCACTTGGAAATACGGCAGATATGGTTTCTTTACAATCAATAGAAACAAAACACTTGATTAACAAGGGATTTGACCCCAAAAATGTTCATAACCCATTTATCTATAATATGTGGCAACGAAATCAATTTAAGCTTGGTGATAAGATTACTTCATGGGGCGCCGCATTCTATATTGCACCTTTTATTAATGCTATTGTTAGAAGTGGAACTCAAGAAGAAAAAGAATTGGTATTTAATTCAATGCTTAACTTTAAGGCATTTGAAATGATTCCATCTAATAAACGCGGACACAAATCTGGAGAACAAGAAACAATAGTAGAACAAGCTGTACGAACTTGCACTAATGTCAAAAATCGCCAAACCCGCAATCAGGATTTAGGAATGGAGTTATTAGAAAAAAGAATTGAAGAAAGCGATATACTTAATCATAAAGTTCTTTTGTTTCTTCTTGAGCCTGGACAAATAGACAGAAATATTGCGGGGTTATGCGCAAATAAGATAATGTCAAAGTATCAAAAGCCAGTAGCAATTCTTACAAGAGTAGAAGAAATTGATAGGGTAGAGTTTCCTAATAATGATAAAGTAATTGCAAAAATGTACACAAACATATCATATCAGGGTTCAGCAAGAGGGTGTGATAAAGTAGGAGTTACCAATTTTAAAAGTATTTGCGCGGGAACTGGGTTGACAAGCTTAAGCGCTGGACACGAAGGAGCCTTTGGTTTAAGCATTCCCGCAGGTAATATTGATAACTTTGTTGCTGCAATAGATGAAATATTAAAGGATATGCCAAACGAGGCAATATATTATGTGGACTATATTTATGAAGGTAATAATGTAAATCCACAAAATATTCTTGATATTGCTGAAATGGATAATCTTTGGGGTAAAAATATGGATTCTTCTTTGCTTGCTATTGAGAACTTGAAAATTACTCCTGATATGGTAACTATTTATAGAAAAAGTTCTAATACAATTAAGATTAGTCTTGGTGAGACTGAGCTTGTGATGTTTAATGCAAGTGAAGAAGATTGTAATAAATTAAAAACAAATAATACTGGTTATGTAGCTATTAATTGTGTAGGAGATGCCCATAAAAATGAATGGAATGGTATTATTACTCCACAATTATATATTAGTGAATATGAAATTATAGACTCAAGTAAATATTTCTTTTGATCAGGTCGCTTATGAGCGTACTTCTG